CTGTCATATACGCTGATACGGCTTGTAGTATTTTGCATGGTATATCCTCTTAGTAGTTAGGTTTTAAGTGTAATGCTTTACTGCATAGATATGATTATAAGCATAGATTGATTAGACTATACCATTGTATTTTTTAATTGTTGTTTTATTGTCAATAGTCTATAGCTATGGTAAGATGTCGCATATCTATAATATCTATATTTAGATTGTCTATAGTCTATATAGTGTATATAGCTATCATCTATTGTCTATAGATCATCTAGGATCTTAGTAAGTAGATATATAGATAAGGCGTAGGGTAAGATTAAAGGCGGGTAGGTTTGCACATCGTGCGCTCTTATCAATTCTAAATAGGGGTACGGGTACGCTCTGAGATGCCCATAGATATAACCTAGAGCCTGGTTAGATCATTTGGGATCGGGATAGATTAAACGATTGCACGATGACTGTTTGCCCTTTGAGTTGGGCATGAGTACGGTGAGGTGTGCACCCCCTTCCGAGTCCACCCCAAAAAAAATTACAGTTTATTGAGCGTGGTTGTGTTGTCGGTTAAGTTCACGCTTTGATGAGAGCAATAGAACTTACGGCTTAACACCTTGTCTTTATTGAATATATTAAAGGTTGTCCACATCGGACCAGTAGCAACGCCTTCTATGTGTTTGCAGTATTTGGATAGGCTTCCGATGCCTGTAACATCTAAACCCATCTCTAAAGTGGATAAACCCATGCCTGTAGGGTTCGTTGTGATGACAGAAAACCCCTCATTTAGAAGATTGCGTACCCGATTCTTGAAGAATTGAGCATCAAAGTCTGGCAATTGCCCTGATTGTGGGAGGGCGTTAATGATGAGGTAATCAAATTCAATGGGAATGGGGGCGTTTAAGGCGGGGTACTCAAAGAGTAGATCCTCTCTGCAAGCCATAGGGGAGGGTAATTCAAGAAGGTTAGATAGGTGGTCAAACCATTCCAGATGAAAGTTAACCCAATCATGCTGTAGGGGATGGTTGTAAAAGTAATTATCCCTACCAATCCAAGCGTTTACTGTGCCAGGCGGAATACTTAACCCTTGCAAGCTAATAGGAACATCCTCAAGCAACGGGGTTAGTTGACTGTGGTGCATCGGATTACAGTGGTGGGTGAACTCAAGGTCGGGGTTCTCTTTGCAAACCCGCCTTAAGTAATTAAGATGAACTAGGTTATCCCCTAGATGATATTCATTGTATGTGTGTATCATGGTAGTGTATGATGAGTTAAGTTATAAGGAGAATAGCATGACTATTGAAGTAGAAAAAAATATTCCCATACCCCCTGAGAAAAAGCGCAATGTGTACCCATATAAGGTTATGGAATGTGGGGAAAGTTTCTTTATCCCACAGGGGAAGATTCAAATTGTCTGTAATGCAAACTACCGTACAGGCAAGCAGTTAAATAAGAAGTTCATCGCTAGAAAAGACAAAGAAGGAGTGCGAGTATGGAGAACGGAATAAACAACAAGATGGAAACCGTAGAGCAATATATCTCTAAAGCAGACGATCAGGCAAAGAAGATGTACATGGATCGGATCTGGCGGATGGAGAAAGATGCCATTTTCCATGAGTTAATGCGTGTTCATGGTGAATCATCCAAACTTTTACTCAAAGCTGAGAAGGAAATCCTATACCTCAAATCATTGCTAGATGGTCCAGAGGATGGGGATGCAAGACATTGAGCGTTTAGCTAAAGAGCGCCTGATGTTCAAGACCGAGATGATGAGGGCGCTTTCTTGCAAGACCAAGAAGCAGAAGATCGCCTTGGCAGCCGAGTGGCGGGAGAGGTTTAGTGCAATGACCTATGACGGCTTAATTAGCCTTGCTAAGAACCATGTAGCCCGTTTAAAGGTGGCTTATTGGGACTTACCTAACTTTGAAACAAAGAGATTGGATAAACACAATTGAAAACTTGTGCCGTAGTGACCGTAACCAATGGTAAGCGCCCAACAGAGTTAGCAAACTGCCTTAAATCTATTGCAAGACAACAAGGGATAACCCCAACGCATTACATTTTGTGTGACGGGGACTTTAATACCTTTGTCGAACTCAGAAGGCTTTACGCCAATGGTTGCGTAAAGATCTGCTACTGGGATGGCAAGATCGGTGGCAATGGGTATGCGGGGCAACGCTGGCTCGCTGCTGCGCCTCAATTGATTACCGAGGATGTTACTTTCTTTTGTAATGATGATGATTGGTATTCCCCTGACCATGTAAAAAGTATCATGGATAGAATTGATGAGGGCTATGATTGGGCTTATAGCCTTAGATCAGTTCACGATAAGGAGGGCAACTTTTTGTTTGATGACAACTGCGAAGCCCTCGGAGAGCTACACGATACCTGGAATATCCCAGGGCATCGCTTTGTGGACTGGTGTATGTGGGGTATGAAAACAGAATACCTAAAACAACTCGCTATTTTGCTAAATCGCCCCGATCCTACGGTAGATCGCCAGTTCTATCAGGCAGCTACCCGTATTGTTCCCAAGTTTGCCTCCACAAATAAGCACACCTTTCATTTTCGGATGGGTGGGAGCTGTGGAGTACAGCCTGAGTTCTTTATTGAAGGCAACAAGCGCATTTTGGAGAAGTTTGACGGTAAATTGCCTTGGATCATTACATGAGCCAGTTTAACCTCAAGCATTTCTATCATTTTTGTAATCAACTCAAAATTGAAACAAAAGAGCAAGGCTTACGCAAGCTCGATAACCTCATGGGTTCTCAGACCTATGTAATGAACGAAATGGCTAAAGGATTGGCAGATGGATGCCATTTTTTTGTCATTCTGAAAGGAAGGCAACTTGGAATCACCACAATCTCCCTCGCACTTGACCTTTATTGGCACTTCACCCACCCAGGGTTGCAAGGAACGCTCACAACAGACACCGAAGAAAATCGAGATATGTTCAGAAGCACCCTCGCAATGTACATGGATGGTTTACCCAAAGAGTACAAAATCCCGATCCTTACTCACAACAGGAACGCCCTTGCCCTCAAGAATCGCAGTCGATTATTTTATCAAGTCGCTGGGCTTAGAGCGAAAGGATCTTTGGGTCGTGGGAAAGGTATCACCTTCCTTCATGGCACAGAAACAAGCTCGTGGGGTGACGAAGAAGGATTAGCTTCCCTGTTAGCTTCCCTTGCGGAAACCAACCCTGATCGGCTTTACACCTTTGAATCTACAGCTCGTGGTTTTAATATGTTTCACGATATGTACACCACTGCTAAACGGGCTAAAACCCAACGGGCAATCTTTTGTGGATGGTGGCGTAATGAGATGTATAGCCTAGATCCTGAAGGTCAGACCTACAAGGTGTATTGGGATGGCAAGCTCACTGGTGAAGAAAAGGAATGGGTACGGGACATTAAGAAACTCTATGGGGTAGAGATCAATTCTCGCCAGATAGCGTGGTGGCGGTGGAAGTTGTACGAAGGGATCAAAGATGATAGCCTGATGTATCAGGAGTTTCCGCCTACCGAGGACTACGCCTTTGTGATGACGGGAACATCGTTCTTCTCCAATGCGAGGTGTACCGATGCTGTCAAGAAGCTCAAGAAAGTTAGTTGCGATTATTACCGCTACAGCTTTGGCGTTAATTTCCAAGATACCGAGGTGCTTAAATCTACAGAACGCCTTGCCACACTCAAGATTTGGGAAGAACCTGTGGATACTGCTTATTATGTTATCGGTGCTGATCCCGCTTATGGATCTAGTGATTGGGCTGATCGGTTTTGTATTCAGGTGTTGCGGGTATATGCAGATGGGCTTGAGCAGGTGGCTTCATTTGCCACTTCTGAATTAAACACTTACCAGTTTGCTTGGGTGATCTCTCACTTAGCGGGTGCGTATAAGAACTCCACATTAAACTTGGAGATCAATGGTCCAGGGCAAGCTGTCATCAATGAACTGCGAAACCTCAAGCGCCAAGCTGCTGCGATGGGCACTGCTTTAGGAAAAGACCTCATGGATGTGTACGGCAATATGCAAAACTACATCTGGCGCAGAAACGATACCCTTGGTGGCATGAGCAATTCTATTGGTTGGATGACTACGGCAGCTACCAAAGAGCGTATGCTCACTTACATGAAAGACTACTTTGAAAGAGGTATGTTGGACTTGTGGGATATGGACACCCTTGAAGAAATGAAAACCACCATTCGAGATGGCGGATCAATTGAAGCCTCTGGCAGAAACAAAGACGATAGGGTTATTGCTTGCGCCCTAGCTTGCGCAGCCTTTGCCGAACAGGTGCAGCCCAGGCTTATTGCGCAGAAAATTACCAGACAAGTTTCTAGGGTACAGGATGACTTTTCCCCCGAACAACTCACAGTCGGAAGAAATGTCAGTGATTATCTGAAAAAGATTGGGGTTTACGGTACATGAGAGCCACCATGCCTAGAAGCGAACTCAGACGAGTGATGATGCGCTTTTTGCAAGATAAAGATCGGGGAATCTCCATGCCTTTGTTTGCAGACCTTGCGGGGATCTCTTTGTCACATTTGAAGGATGTTTTCTTGAATGAAACCGAACCTTTAACCGAATATGTACAGCGTAGGGTGTCAAAAGCCTATAACGAGTGGCTAAACGGTGAAGTAGCAATCATGCAAAACCGAGATACCTCTAAATTTGTTCAATATCGTAAAGAAGCACGCCCAACACTACATCGTAGTACGGGCTTGCAAGTGGTGAATGGAGAGATTAAGATTAAGGTCGGGATTAGCAATAGATATGATTATTCAGAATTAACGCTTGACGAACAATTGAAGGGGAGATAACAATGGCGGTAGTTAACGATTTTCACTGTGCAGTACACGGGTATTTTGAATCACGGGAGGCTAAATGCCCCATGAAAGGTTGCCATGAAGAAGTTATGGTCGTATTTTTGCAAGCACCTAACCTCGTTAGTGCAAAAACCAGATTTACCGATAAGTCCACTAAACAACTTGCCATCGAATTTGGAATGTCAGACATTAAAAGCACCCGTGAAGGCGAGCACCAAGAAGGCTTCCTCGCCAAGAAAAACAAGTTCACCGAAAAAGAATACGCAGATGCCGAAAAGTTCGCCACCCGTAAAAAAGGTGTTAACAAAGATCGAATTAAACCAACAGCGCCACAAGCGCCACAAGAAGGTCCAAGAGAAGCAAGACCAGGCGATGCAGCGGTCTGGGGTGGCGGTATGCAAGGAATGAATATGCAATCCATCCTAGCGGGAAGATTCTCTCAGCCAGTAGGACCATCACTTGGCAAAGAAGCAGAGCCTACTAATTTTGCTCCAAGCCAAGCGGGTATTAAAACTGGACCAGTTACGCTTCCTGGGGGTACACTAAGAGATCCACAAAACTTACAGATTAAAAAATGAAAATACCTAGCGGAGAAAGTCGTGAGGATTTTTACTTAGACATCATCAACAAGTGTATGGTGTCCAAGGAAGAAAGAAGGGGTGACTACACGACACTCCGAGCGTATTATTTATTTGGAGCTGGTCCTGAAGAAGCACCCGCTTACTTTAATAAGATTCACCCACACCTAGATCAGCTCACTAGCTTTCTGTATTCTGCTGAAACCACACGGTTCTCTATTGCTCTAGGCGCATCTGTTCACACTAACGAACATCGTAAATCACCTGCATTAACCCAAGCCTTGAATGACGAATGGCTTAACTCTAATGCGGATCAGGTGTTTTCAACAGCTTTAACATGGGCGTTGGTGTACAACACCACCTTTGTTAAGCTCGTTTACAAGAACGGAATACATCCGTACATGATTGAGCCATCCGCTATTGGTGTATTGCGGGAGGACACACCCTATACAGACAGGCAAGAGGCGATTGTTCAAACATACTACATTACGAAAAGCGAACTCTACGCCCGTCTGTATTCCCATCCAAAGCGTGAAAGCATTGTTTCAAGGATTTCTACAGGTACAAAAGTATCGGAATCGGACATTCCAGAAGCTGTAAACCGTATTGTGATGAGCCAAACCAACCCTACCATCTACGGTAATGTGAATATGGACTTGTACGGCATGAACCGTTACAAGGCTAGAGTAGCTGAAGATACCGTTGAGATGACTGAGCTGTGGGTATGGAACGATGACACTGAGGATTATCAAGTAGTCACAATGGCAGCTCCAAACATTATTGTGTATGACAGACCTGGCGCATCCGTGTTCCTTAAAGGGGAATGTCCATTTGTACAGATCTGCCCTAACCCTTTATATGACTATTTCTGGGGTGCATCTGAAGTACAACAGTTATTGTTGCTTCAAGAGCTACGCAATACTCGCATGACAGAGATTTTGGACTTGTTATCTAAACAAGTGAACCCACCAACAGCGTTGACGGGCTTTACAGGCATTTTGGATGAAAAGAACTTTGCATTAAACCGTGCTGGTGGTCTTTTATCTTCAGATATGCCTAATGCAAAGGCAGATCGCCTTGCGCCAAATATGCCACCTGATTTATTTGAGGTGATCCATGAAATTGACAATATGTTTGCTGAAGTATCAGGAATATCTAATGTTCTTTCTGGTAAAGGCGAATCAGGCGTAAGAAGTCAGGGTCATGCAAGTCAATTAGCCAGATTAGGTTCTTCAAGAGCTAAAAAACGGGCTTTGATTGTTGAAGATAGCTTGGAAAAGGTTGCAACACTGTATCTTAAGCTCATGCAAGTGTATGACAACACGCATTTTAGGGATACAGAAGAAGTACCATTTATTGCCGAGCAATTTACTAAGGATTTTGTAGTAAAAGTAGATGCTCACTCTAACAGCCCAATATTTACTGAAGATCTTAAAACACTTGCGTTTAATTTGTTTAAAGCGGGTGCAATTGATAAAGAATCTTTACTTGACTTATTAGAGCCACCGATGAAACAATTGTTGAAAGATAAGTTGAAGCGGAAGGAAAAAGAAGGCGGTGGGGAACAGAAGCAACCACCTCCTAGTCCTAAAGGTAAAAAAGAACCAGAGGTGGGCTAATGGCAACAGGCAATGTACAACCGAAAGCAGATCAACCAAGGGTGACTACTGAATCTCTTAAAAGAGGTGAAAAAAGCCCAAGTTTGCAGTATCGTGTACAAGGTGTAAAGAGTTTGGATAGATCTGCTAAAACAAGGGATCTAGGTCGTTCAGTTAGGGGATAGCTTAACTTGGAGATTAAAATGCGCAAGTCACATAAAAAAGCACGCAAGTCACGCAGATAAGGTTTCTTCCTTCACGAGGAAAGGGTTGTGGCTGCCTTACCCTATAAATAGGTGACCGTATGCTATCAGGAGAAATTCACATGGCACGCAAATCTCGCAAAGGTCGTAAAGCACGCAAGTAATCGGATGAGGGCTAAAACCCTCTGAAGTTACTTCGGGTTGACCGAATAAGTCCTAGAGGGGGAGGGAAACTAAATAATTCCCCCCACTTGACATTCAATAGATTAAGATTACGATACAGAGAAACTTAATAGGAAAATGCTATGGGCGTACCCTCAGATCAGTTAATGCAGATGATTAAATCCCAACGGGATGGCGCAACACCTGCTGGTATTCCACCCGCCCCAGAAGGCGTAACGGGGATGTCTGATACTTCTGCGCCTCCAATGGCTTCACCAATGAGTACCCCAGAACCAAAGATGGGTAATCGTGAAGCAGCTATGATTAACTTAGCAATGGCAATGGATTTGTTAGAACAAGCCTTACCAGCTCTTGGTAGCGAAACA